CACATATTCTCACTAGGTTCGCAAGATATGAGCCTGGGACCACGTGAATCCTTAGGAACCAACACGACTTTTGCCGTGCCATGGCTAATAGGGATTAACGAGTCGAAACCGTACGGCGACGAAATGTCGCATACATGTGTCAAGTTGTAACACATGTACTGATCGTACGGGAACACAGAATGGAGCTTGTAGTTGTAGCGCTCGAAGAGCGTCTTCTCCCACATCTCCAGGCCGTCTGAGACGGCTCCCGGACCGTGCTTCGGTATTACCGATGCAGGGTCGAGGGGGTCGGCATTAGCGAGGACTCGATGGATTAACCGTCGAGCGCCCCTAATTACTTCCGACGCCATCTTAGTAACACCTACAAAAGGTCTCGAGAAGCGGCGTAAAGCCGCACGAGAACCTGGAGGAGTGCTACTGAGATTCCGAGAAACGAGACTGAAGAGGCAATCATGCCTCTCCGCAAGCGTTTCTTCCGTGTTGATAAAGCCGTCAAGGACTTTACCTTCGATTTCCGAGGCGTATGGGACTTCATACTTGTAAAACATGTATGATACCTGACGAATGCAAGCGAGTGCCCAAACGGACGCATCACTGCGTTCGTAGCCTTCTGGTGTGAATACAAGATCAAACAGACTACCCAGGAATTGGGGTCTGTTTTCACCTTTTCGTCTGCCGAATTGCTTCGGGACGATAAGTGGTGATCTTGCCGGTGACGCAAGAGCGGCATCTGCCGCCTTGCCCAGTAGAGGGAGGATTGACGTTGCAAATGTCAACCCTTCCTTGCCCATCCGATCTAGTAATGTCCGTGCATCCCTGCGAAGGGATTCGGAGAACCGATCAGAATCGCCGCCAATTAAGGCTGTTTCTGGTGCACTTGCATAGTGGTCTATACAAGCGTGTAGTAGGCGAGATTCGATGCTCGCCCCCGCTATTATGGTTCCCATTTTCATGGTGTATCCTCAGTAGCAACTATATTCCTTGTACGGACCAACATCCCTCTAGGGACCTGAACACTAGCAATACCCCTTGCATCCGAACCCGCTGATCATTTATGGATCAGCATCCGGGCGGATACAAGGAGAACCCAGCGAGCGAACGTTAGTTAGCGTTCGCCGGCCAAGATAGCATCAATGTTCTGGATAAAAGCATCCGCAGCAACAGCAAAGATCGTTTTGACCTTTGCAGCTGTGAAGAATGCCTGATATCCGGCACCCAATGGACGATTGAGGGAGATTGCAAGAGTGCACTCTCCATCGGCTCGACCAGAAGTGGTGGATCCCTCCAAGGGGACCAACGTGGTGTTGTCCTGTTCCTTAACAGAAACGACCGTCCGGCGTTTGGCATTCCTCTTACCGAGGTTTGTCTCTTGCTGGATGATCGCCAATGTGCGAGGCGCAGAGCTGGACGTCGCTTGAACGCGACGTAGCGTAGTGTCATTAGTTTCCGAGATACGTGCGTATACCGTGGATCCATCGGATCCAGGCAAAGTCACAGTAGCTCGGTTGCTAACGATAGTGAGGTCTGTAGTCATAGTTGCGTATTTTGTGTTTAGGTTTTACTTGAACACGGCATCACGTAATGTGACAAGTATTCCGGCGGCCTAACGAAAGGCCGCAGTAAGCCTCGAGAAAACTCGAGAAGATGCTTACTTAGATTTACGGAGTTTGAGGTGGCGCAAGTAACTGCCACGATTTGCCTTCAACGAAGCGGATTTACTTACGAGTAGCGACCCTGCCAAGGCCGCCTTTCGTAGGTTCATCCGCCGTGCACTTATGTGGGTTATATCGGGAATAACGACCCGACGATCATAACTGCGTTTTACGCGACGGAGGACTAGAGTGTTATTCTTACACTCCTCTGTTTCATCGTTTGATACGATGGGCAGAGAATAGTTGCTATTATAGTCGTCCACAATGTGGACGACCCCGTCGGTGTGTACTTCGAGTTCATTGACCCATGTAATTGAGTCGCAGTAATCTAGTATCTTAACGTCTAACGGAAACGTCTCCTTAGTGAAATCCTGAAGGAATCCACTAACGTCGACTACCCAGTCGACGAGGAAGGAGAAGGGAATAGCGTTCCAAACAATGGAGGGGTCGAGGCGCAAGCCAAGAGTCTCCATGTAGGCACGAATCTTTCCTTCTTTCTCCCCGAAATCCGGCATCTTGTAAGAGTACCGGACGGTGGCGTTGAACACAGGAACCGTAGTATAGGTGTTACGAAGCCTGATAAGGCGGTTAACACCGAATGCTTGGTCCCTCGGTATGTAGGTATCATCACGGCCTTTGGGGTGACTAAGCCACGGATTGTAATAAATCCTGTAGGCTGGCGCCTCACCGCCGATAACCGGAAAAGGCCAATTTGAGGCAAGGTCCCAGGTCTCCATCGAATGGAGGTCAGGTTCCGAGCCTTGCATTGGCAAAGTCCGTTTATAGTGGCGGAGCTGTGGTTTACCTGCATGTTGTTTGAGACGATACATCTTGCTCTCCAGTTGAAGGAGTTGCAACGACATATCGTGA